CCTTGAACAGAGGCCATGATTTATTCTCCTATGCGATCCTTAAAATTGCAGCAGTTGCTTCAGCAGCAGGAAATGTAATTGTAAATGTTCCAGCCGAAGAAGATTTAACTCCACCAAAATCTAAAACACAAACAGATGCATTGGTTGTTAAACCAGTGACAGTAGAACTATTATAAATCACAGCAGCTTGTGCAGAAATTGTTGCACTTGTGAATGAAAGATCTGGTGAAAAGTCACACACAGCGGTATCAGTTGATAACACTGGAGTCACTGATGTTAAGGCTCCACCACCTGCGGAATAAGTGCCTGATGCACCTACCTCATCGGGTGTATCATAGATAGTAGTTGATTTCGATAAAGTCGCTTCACTATCAAAAAGCGCTAATTTAAAAGTGTTCCCTGTCGTTGCTGTAAAATCATGCAATGCTTTCAGGATCTCCACTTTAAAACTGTTACAAACAGCCTGAGTAATAGCCATAATAACCTCCTATGGGTTCCTAGATTCGAGAGGGACACGAATGACACCGTCTCTATATTCATCTCTACGATCTCGCCCCATCTCATATGTAGCAAGATTCTGTACAGATTGATTATATTTTTGTTGATATAATTGTATCATATCTGTCGGACCTTTCAAGTATGCAAGTCCTTCTAATATGCAACCATATAATAGCACGTTGGGAGCATTTTGACTGATCCACGTGGATGTATTGGATGATGATAAGTTATCAGGCATCCGTAAGTATGCAAGTTCAACAGCTATGTTGGCACTTGGAGTTGGCGCAATATAATGCGTGTCTTGATCCCAATCAGCATAATACTTCGGAGTACCTGTTGCTGTTCTATCAGGCCAATACTCTGTCATAAATGAAATATCCTTCTGTAGCAAGGTTGTTCTTACATCCGAGACAACAATTTGAAGATATCGAGTAGCCCTCCAGTCCCCTGGAAGGGAAAGAAAAGCAATATCTTGGGTTAAATTAGCCGTGTCATATTTTCGGTAATAACTAAGATCCACTTCCTTAAACAGCTTATTTTCAACATTCACGATGAATGTATTAATAACAGCATCAGACAGCACATCACTGGATGTCTCTGTGTAATTTCTTACGTTTGATAATAAATCAGAATAATCGGTCATGTTGTGGTCACCGTAACCTTTCCTACAAAACTATGTAATAAAGTCGGTTTATTAGGTTGTTGAACACCTAATGGTTGCATGCTTCTGACGAATCCTGGATAAGACACCCCATTGGCATAGTAAAGGGTAACAGCTTCTTGCAATGTTTCAAAACTATTAGTGTTCGTGCCAATTCGTCCCACATAGACTGTGGAATTGGCAACTTGAGGCTTTGCATGTTGCAACGCTTCAAAATCAGTAGGATGATTCTTTGGATTGATCTGAGGGGCTTTTGGCTCAAATTCACTGTAATGAACCCATACTCCATTCCATTCTTGTACCATTTCAGTGTAAGGATATGCCATCCCGTCACGATCGGAAATCCTTTGAGCGAATTTACCTGTAGCGAATTTACCCATTAGTTAATCCATGTTTGTCGTGGAACCATGCTATAACTAGCTTTCTCCACGTCTTCGCTGGCCGCGCGCTGAAACTCCTCCTCATAGAGAGGTTTAAGTAAAGTAACACGATCGGGTTGATATTTTAATGCCATATAATAGGCGAGTCCTGCAATCATGCAGGGAATAAATCGAAATGGAATTTGTGCATTATTCGTATAGCTCCCGGCATCAAACATACGAATTAAGGCATAATAAACAAAAGTGTAATCCACGTCTGGTACGGGATACAAATAAACTGTTGGATTTATTGTTCGTTCAAAATAAAACTGTGTGGGACGTCCTGATGTTGATTTTACAGTATAGTTCCAATAAGTGCTTCTGCCAATTCTCGTCATCGCAAAATCATTATTATTACTGTCTCGCATCACACAGTTGGTGATATCAATGATGGTCTGGGTGTCCCCTCCCGTGAGCAAAGTCGCTCCTGACAAGGGATTAGTGAATCCTGCTGATGCAACAGCAATTTCTTGTTTTTGAATCGTCCATAGATTAAGGCCTCTGTTCGCCCAATCGGCAAACATAATATTAAGAGAACGGCGGGCGGTTTTTATTTCATAACCAGTACGATCCTGTAAACCGCACCGTTCAAAAGCTTCTTCTACAATATCATCAATTGCAAGATCAAAGCTGGCTGTAGAGGCATATGTTGGCATAAATTATTTCGCAATGCCCATTCCACGCTTCGCAATTCCGCCACCACGGCGTTTAATTGCTCCACCTTTCTTGTAGCCTCTGTTGAGTTCACCGATGACTCGTCTTTTCTCAGCTCTTCGATTAGGATTCATGTGCTCTGCATCAATTCTTCCTACTTCTTCCAGTAAATTCCTTCTTCCTAAGCCTCCTGCGTGACGTTTAACTACGCCACCATCAGCTTTGGCAATGCCTTTTCCTCTTTTAGCGACGCCTCCACCTCTTTTATTGATAACACCTTTGCCTTTACCGCTTCCAAATTTTCCGTAAGATTCATCAGCGCTTGCATGTAGTTGTTTTTTAGTACGAGGTTTTTTAACCCTCTCTGCAATAGACTCATCTTTACGAGCCTTATATCCTTGTGCCATATTAGCCTCCTTGGCGATTATATCTTTTTCAGGATCGTCGCTTATGCTTATTCTTCGGCTTCGATCTTGAAGATCTTCCTATACTAGTCCTTTTTTTAATGGGTGTAAAGTACGTTGAGCGCGTGAATATTTCAGCCATTAATTTATAATTTTCCTGATGTTAATCGCGTTTTCTTTTCCCTTGTTTTCTCCTATCTCGAATTCTATCTCTTCTCCTTCTTGGAGTGTAGAAATACCCGCTTTTTCCAAAGCCGATACATGCAAAAAGACATCCTTGCCTTCTTGTTCAATAAATCCATATCCTTTGGCTGGATTAAACCATTTAATTTTTCCTGTAGTCATTAGTTTCCTTTAGTTAGTTATAATTAATCCTCAACTATTTTGAGGATGTGTTTCTTTCCGTCTTCTTTCCATATTTCAGTTTTAGCCTTGACGGGGCGGCATTCCAATCTTGGACCGTCAGATCCAGAGCTTCTTTCACTTAATCTTTTTGCTTTTAGGCAATCACCTATGGAGTCATACGGCACGTGCTCCTTGAGATCTACCCCAATATACATTAATAGTGCTATAACAATTTCAACCACCGTTACTCTCCCTAAGCTTGTCTTTTAATTTTTCTATATTTTCTCTAGCTTCCTTCATATCTTGCTGGAGCCTTGTTATATTAACTTTATTGTGCATCATGGCGTCAACTTGTGCCTGCATCTTAGTTACCTGCCCATCGAGGTATTCAATAAGCATGAATTGTTCACTATCCGCGGGCAAAACGCCCATTTCACCCCTGGGCCACCTGATCCGGAATTCCGTGTTTTTTGTAAGGTCTGATTCTGACAAAGTGAGACGCGTCTCAACATTATTTAGCCTCTCCTGGATCCCGAAGAAGGCCCAGACGCCGACCGCTGTGGCCGATAATATGGCCAAAAGGTTGCGCATAGGCATGCTGATCGCTGTTTTATCCGATACATCTAACCTATCGTTAGCCATTATACTACCACCAATACAAATATTATTACTGCTGTAATTCCGATGATTATAGCTAATTTATCAAACCAATCAGTCATTAGTCGCCATAACTGTACGAGCCACCCTTGGTTTGGTTCTGTTGAATCATGTTATTAGACCCTCCTTGCAACATCTCGAAAAGATCCTTATGCTGGCGCTCTATAGAGCGGTTCTGCTTTACTATTTCTTTGTCTTTTTGATTCATTTTCTTCATATCTCGTTGTAATTCTTTGACATCTGCAATGAGATTTTGCAAATCAATTTTCATCTTAACCTGATTTTCGATGACTTCTTTTTTATTTTCTTCTTCAAAGCTTTTGTACATCTGGTCCACCCGAGAATCGAGTTTCGAGACGTACCATATGACA